TAATGTGATGGGAAAGGCACTTATTTTAGATACCCCTATGGGTCAAATTGTTAAAGGTTTGGTTGAAGGTGGAGTCCAACTCGGAGTGTCAAGTCGTGGTATGGGAAGTCTTAATTTTAAAGATGGCGCCAATTATGTTAAGGATGATTTTATGCTTAACACTATTGATATCGTTCAGGACCCATCAGCACCTAATGCTTTTGTAAATGGCATTATGGAAGGTGTTAGTTGGGAAGCGGATGGTCATGGTCATTATTCTAAGACTATTGAAAAAGGTGAGACAGAAGTGATAGAGCCTAAGGCAACTTTCTCGGAAGAGAAACAAACTGCAGGTTTTGAGCATTTCCTCTCTAAACTATAATCTCTAAAGGAGAATACAATGTCTGATATTAAAGACGAAACTGTTGAAGAAACTGTAGATGAGGTTATTGTTGAGGATACGCAAGTAGACGCTGAGGAATTAATAATTCCAGAAGCACCTCTAACAGCAGCTCGTACAGTATCAGCAATTAAAGCTTCTTTGGCAGAAATGTCAAAAGAGGGTCTTGACGAAATCTTTGAGGCGGCAGAAAAAGCTAAAGCGAAAGCTAAGGTGGAAGATGACGAGGAAGATGAGGACGATGAAGACGATGAAGACGAAGGAGATGTAGAAGTAGAAAATAAAAAGGTCAAGAAAGAAGCTAAAAAATCTGAAAAGACCGAAGCTGATGAACCTAAAGCAACACCTATTAAAAAGAAAAAGGTAAAAGCTGATGATGGTTCTGAAGGTGAAGTAGTAGAGGACGAATTTAAAGAAGACCTCGATGCTCTAGTTAAAGACGAAGACTCATTGTCTGAAGGCTTTAAAGAGAAAGCTGCAACTATTTTCGAAGCTGCATTAAATTCAAAAGTAAATGCTGAAACCGCAAAATTAGAAGAACAATATTCTGAAGATTTAGCTGGTGAAGTTGAAGCTATTAAAGAAGATTTAGTTGACAAAGTTGACGGCTACTTAACATATGTAGTTGAAAACTGGATGAAGGATAACGAGGTTGCAATTGAGCATTCTCTTAAATCTGAAATCACTGAATCATTTATACAATCACTAGGTCAATTATTTAGTGAACATCACATCAATGTTCCTGCTGACGCAGGAGATATCTTGGATAACTTATCTGAGGAAGCTAAAGATGCGAAGTCTCAACTAAATGATGCAACTGAAAAGAATATTGAATTGTCAGAAAAAGTGAAAGCTTATGAAAGACAAGAGATAATCCGTGAAGCATGTAAAGGTTTAGCCGCAACTGAAACTGCAAAATTAACTGAGTTAACTGAGGCTGTTGAAGCTGATGATAATGAAAGTTTTGCAAAGAAAGTAGCTACAATTAAGGAATCTTACCTTAATAAAGATACCCCGGCAGAGTCTACTGATGAAGTAGATGCAATCACCGAGGATTCACAAGAACCCCAAGTAGTATCTGATCAAATGCAGAGATACTTGGACGCGATGTCGCGAACTTAATCAATCCATAGGAGAATATTAATGGAAGAAATTAATCAAATACAATTACAGGAAAAATGGAAGCCTGTACTTGATTCACAAGATGCTGGTTTAATTGCAGATCCTCACAGACGTGCGGTTACAGCAGTTGTTCTTGAGAACCAAGAGAAAGCTTTTGCACAAGAAAGATCTCAACGCGAGTCTCTTTCTGAAGCAGCTGCGGCCAATAAAACTGGTAGTGGCGTAGAAAATTGGGACCCAGTCCTAATTAGCTTAGTCCGTCGTGCAACTCCAGCACTTCTAGCATTCGATTTAGTTGGCGTACAGCCGATGACTGGTCCTACTGGTCTAATCTTTGCTATGAAGAGCCGTTATACGACTCAGGGTGGTACAGAAGCATTATTCAATGAAGCTAATACCAACTTTTCTGGTGATACTTCATCTGCTACAGCTAGTGACGATATTTTCGCCGCTGACACTGATACACCGGCAGATGCATTAGACTATACACCAGGTACTGGTATGGCAACAGCGGATGCTGAAGCTTTAGGTACTAGTGGTTCGCCCGCTATTCCTGAAATGGCGTTCTCAATCGATAAGACTACTGTGACTGCAAAGTCTCGTGCTCTTAAAGCTGAGTACACTATTGAGATGGCTCAAGATCTTAAGGCTGTTCATGGTCTTTCTGCAGAAACTGAATTGGCAAACATTTTGTCAACTGAGATTCTTGCTGAAATGAATCGTGAAATTATCCGTACTATTAACATTAACTCTGTAACTTCCGTATATGCTTACGGTTCTGCTGGTACTTTTGCTGTTGCAACTGATGCCGACGGCCGTTGGTCTGTTGAGAAGTTTAAGGGTCTTGTTACTGCAATCGAGCGTGAAGCTAATGTGATTGCTACTAGTACTCGTAGAGGAAAAGGTAACTTTGTGATTTGTTCACATGGTGTAGCTTCTGCTCTTAACTCAGCTGGCGCTCTTGATACAGGCCTAGGTATTACAGGTGGTGATAACATGGACAGTGATGTCACAGGTTCACTATTTGCTGGTACTATCCATGGTCGTACTAAGGTCTATGTTGACCCGTATGCAGGTATAGACTACTTCACAGTTGGTTATAAAGGTCCTAACCCTTATGACGCTGGAATGTTCTATTGCCCATATGTACCATTAAGCATGATGAAGACAATTGGTGAGTCTGACTTCCAACCACGTATCGGATTTAAAACCCGTTATGGTTTGGCTGACAACCCATTTGTTACTGCTGGTGCAGGCGCAAACGTATACTACAGAAAGATTAAAGTCACTGGAGTATAATACTTTAATTAGTATATCTAACCCCCCGCAAGGGGGGTTTTTTTATACTCGTATAAATATTACATGGATTATTATTTAGTATTATTTGAAGCTGGTAAAGCCGGAACATGGTTAACTTGGTTAATTAACCAACATAATAATTTTCCACAATATCCAAAAGTTGTTAGACATAATATGGAAGGTTGGGGTGTTGGTGGTGAGTGTTGGGGAGAAACTAAATGGGTTACTGTTGACGGAGCTGGTTGGTATGTAGATGACGATGATTGTTTTAAGAAAGAAACATTTGAAGAAAGCAGAAATCGAAATCCATCAAATGCTTTAAAAGATTGTGTAAAAGTAATACCTAATCATCCTTGTAGAAAAAGTCATAATCTTGTTGACCAAGAATTGTTTCAACATATTATTGACGAAGTTAAACCAAAAGTTGTAATAGTTCCTATAGTAACAGAAATGATAGATGAATTTGCAGATAGATGGACTATTATAAAAAAATTCCAAAGTGGTGAAGACCAAGATGACAGAAAAGACTGGATAGAATGGCAAAAATATCTTGAGGTTGATAAACCATATGATAGACCTACTCATAAAGTTCATTATGTTGATATAGGAAAAATGCTAAATGGACACATGGAAGAATATTGGGACTTAGCTGAAGCTATAGATGAAGAACCATTAGAAAATATAGAAGAAGTTATTGATGACTTTATTAAATTTTTCGTATAAATACAGTTATGCCAAATTTTTTAAACCCATCATCGTTCGTATTAACTCTAGATAGCCAGACATATTCTGGAGCAGAGTTTACTATTCAAACAATGATGTTACCAGATGTTACTGCGGAAGGCGCGCCTTTACAGTTTAAACAATTAAATGTAGGAAGAGCTCCTGATAAAATAAACTTTGGAACATTTGAAATATCATATCTAATTGATGAAGACCTTTTAAATTATAAAGAAATATTTGATTGGATAAAATCTAATGTAGAGACAGTGCATACTGCAACTAATCATGTTAGAGACTTAACTCTAACTATAATGAACTCAGCAAACAATGTAACTAAACAAATCAAATTTGTTGATGCTTACCCAACAACTCTTGCATCATTACCATTTGATATCACAATAACTGATGTAGAATATTTGACAGCAGTTGTAACATTCGAATATTCTTATTACGCATTCTTATAATAAATACTTTATATTATGATAGAAGAAATCACAAAATGGATTAATGAATTCGTCTCAGTACACAATGAGACTTTAAACAATACCCCCTGCCCATACGCAAAAAATGCATTAGTTAGATATGTAGAGACAGATAATATTGGTGAAGTATTATCAGAAACGTTTAATACTTGGGATGATTCAGCAGAGGTTGTATGTATATATACAGCAACTGAAAATTATACACCTTATGATTTACATCATTTAATAATGGAATTTAATAATACAGTAATGGCAGCTGACCTTGTTGCTTTAGAAGACCATCCTGATAGTGAAGAAATAATTAATGGTGTCAAAATGAATTTTGGCAAATGTATTCTTGTATTAGTACAAAGGTTAAGTACAGTAAATCAAGCTAGTGTTGCACTTGATGCAAAGGGTTATTATGATAATTGGTCTAAAGAAAATTTAGATGATGTTGTTAGTTGGAGGTTTGACTGGTGAGCTATTCGTATGCTCGAATAAATCTTGAAAAAACCAATTATAGTAAACTATATATGGCAGAGCTTCAACAATATTATCCAGAAATGCCACAAGACTTAGATGCAATATATTATAAGTATTGTAATCATCATAACTTTAATAGTGTAATGCCATTATTTCCAATCGAGTATGAAGAAAATACTATAATTGGATATTTTGACTCAAATCATGATGGGCTTTATGATGATTATCATAATGGTGCTAATATTACTCAGAAATCAGTTCAAGATAGAAGTAAATCGGCACTTAGAGATTGGGTTGCTGAGGGTTACCCAAAAATAATGGTAGCATTTAGTATGATATGTGAATTCGATGATGAAAATGCTGAGTGTTATCAGTTTGCTTGGGATTATAGGAGACCTAAATTACAATTAGGTATTGCAAGTTTAAAACATGAGTGTGCATTATATAAAGAAAAAGGATTCAAGTATCTGTATATCGGTGGAGCAGATGAATATAAAAATCAAATAGATGGACTTGAAGTAATGAGTCCAGTAGCTTGGATAGATGGAAGGTGGACATTAGATGGATTCGAAAAATTACCAGGTAGATAAAGCTAATGCGTGGAATGGCTGGGACCCTTTAAAACAAGTTGTTCTAGGCAATGTATTTGAACCAGAGTTTTTTGAAGATATTCAAGACCATAAACTCAGAGATTTACTACAACAATTACTATATGAAACCCACGAAGATTTAAATAATATCCGCAAGACGCTTGAGGATTTAGGTGTTGAGGTAATACAACCATCAAGCGCCGGAAATCTTAAAGTTTCAAGAGTAAGAGGAATTCCTAAACCATGGCTTATGCCCAGAGATGATTTTGTTACATTGGGTGATAAAATATTATGTACCAGTTACATCCATGAAGATTCAGCCGCGAGAAAATTATTTAAAACTGGTGTTGTTGACTATTGGGATGATAAAAAATTAATAGATAGAGAGACTGGTGAATTATCAGATGATTTTTGGGCACCACAACTTATACGTGTAGGCAATAAACTTATTATTGATGAAGAAAATTATATTAATTTAGCTGAAAAAGTTTTAGAAAGATATCCAATGTTTGCTGGTAGCAAAATAACCGTGGGAGGACATACAGATGGGGTTATGAATTTGCCAAAACCAGGATTAGTCGTTGCTTCAACAGAAGTAAGTAAAGAAACCTTTAAAGATACTCTCCCTGGTTGGGATGTTTGTATAATAGAACATCCGAATATAATGACTTCTGATTTTTCAGGTTGGTATGAATGGGTACATGTTAAACATACTACTCTTGGAAGATGGTGGCATCCGGATGCTAAATCAAATCCAGATTTAGTTAAATATGTAGATACATGGTTGAATGATTGGGTTGGCTATGCTGAAGAAACTGTATTTGAAGTTAATATGTTATCTGTTAATGAAGAGACTATTTTATCAATGAACTATCAGCCTGAAGTTCATAAAGCATTAGAGAAGCATGGCATTGAACCAATCTATTGTCGTTTTAGACATAGGAATTTCTGGGATGGAGGCCTGCATTGTTTAACATTAGACACCGTTAGAGAGGGTGATATGCAGGATTATTTTGCTTAATAGATACGACATAATAAATCATGCTGCGGCATTTCTTAAAGCTAAAGATTATTTAGAGATAGGTTGTGCCTATAATGAATGCTTTGATAAAATTAAAGTACCATGTAAAACCGGTGTAGACCCATATTCTGGTGGTACTATTCGTATGACCTCTGATGACTTCTTCAAAGTTAATCTACAAAAATTTGATATTGTCTTTATTGATGGTGCGCATGAACATCAACAAGTATGGAGAGATTTTTGTAATGCAGCAAAGTTTCTAAGACCAAGAGGATTTATATTCTTACATGATATGTTACCATGGGGAGAAGCCGGAGCTGTATGGCCCTTACCAGATAAAGAGACATTAAAAGATCCTGATAGACCAAGATGCGGTACGAGCTGGCGTGCTATATTTGATATTGTTAAATTAAAAAGAGAATTTTTTATTATAGATCGAGAAACTGGTATTGGTGTTTGGAGAAATAGAGAAGATTATTCTCATGCTGCAATGAATTTTGATTCAACGACTATCACCTATCAAGAATTTCAAGAACAAAGAAAACATTTAAAAATATTAGATTCAACAGAAGGGTTAAAACTTATGCTTAGTAAATTACCTACACATCCTGCTAAGAACAGAAGAAAAACAAAAGCATTTTCCCATCCATTAGGGCTTCATAGAGGAGAAACCCAACATGTTCTCAACTAGTATGTACAAATGACCAAAACTATGATATAATATACTTATGGATAGTGAATCAGTATTCGGCCCGAATAGTAACTGGAATAAATATACCGGTTTAAAAGACCCTACATGTGCTTTAAAATTTGTTTGGTCTAGTGTTAAATTAAAAGAAGGAACATCTGCATCATGTCATAGAACACACTATGATAAAAT